AACCGACACAAAAGATGAAGGTTGAGCCCATGACTCTGAAAGCGTTAGTCCGTGAGCGTATAGAGGCAGGTAAAGAAATGCCAACGGAAATTTTCGGAGTTTTTTCTGAAAATAAGACTACAATAAAAAGGAGTAAATAAACATGAACCAAGTAGCAAATAAAAAAGAAGGAGCATTAGCGACAGTAGATTTCGAAGCTGATGCAAATCAAGGGGCTCAAAACATATCGCAAGAAGATCTTGCGTTACCTTTCTTAAAAGTTTTGGGTCAGCTCTCTCCAGAGGTAAATAAGAGAGATGCAAAATATGTCGAGGGCGCAGAACCTGGCAGAATCATAAACACTGTTACCAATGAATTGTTTGATGAAATTAATGTCATACCTTGTCATTATAAAAGACAATACATTGAGTGGCAGGATAGAGGTACCAGTGCTGGTGCACCTGTTGCAATCCACGAAGCTAATAGTGATATTATTAGTCAAACCACAAGAGGTAAAGACTACAAAGATAGATTACCAAACGGTAACTATTTAGATAACACTGCACAATACTTTGTGCTAGCTATAGGTAAAAATCCACAAACAGCTTTGATTTCTATGAAAGGCACACAATTAAAAGTGAGCAGAAAATGGAATTCTATGATGACGGGTGTTAAGTTTCCAGGTAAGACCGGACTCTATACTCCGTCAACATACAGCCACATTTACAATCTAAAAACTGTTCAAATGTCAAACGACAAAGGAACATGGTTTGGATGGGATGTAACAAAAGTAGGCCAAGTTACAGATAAAAATCTCTATAACATGGCAAAGTCTTTTGCAGAATCTGTAGGTAAAGGTGAGATAGAGGCTAGACCCGAAAATCAAGAATCTTTTACAAAACCTAAAAACTCTAAAGAGTTCAAACTTTAATAGTTCCTGGGAGGTGGGCGCCGAAGCGAGAGGGGAAGCGCCCACTATAAGCTATGTTAGAAAAAAATAAACCACCAGTGACGTATGAGGATTGGATAGATCTAAATAGAATAATAATCCCCTGTGTTAAGGGTATTCCTCGTATACCTAAATATACACAAAAAGATTTTAAGATTACAAAAGAAGAATGGAAGAGAAATTATGAAAAGTCAGAAATAGCATTAAGATTAGATCACGATGTTGATTTAGATGTAGATAACCCGATAGTAAAAGATTTCATACCACACTATATAAAAAATTGTAGCGCCATATTTGGTAGAGCAGGTAACTTATCTAGTCATTACTTATGGACAAACGAAAATGATATACCTTTTAAACAATTTAGATTACCCGATGAGTTTGAAAAAGATTATAAAAATTACCCTCATGGTGCAATGTTATGTGAATTACGAGCTGAAAAAGAAAGATATACAATAATACCCGAGTCTTTACATAGTAAATCAAAAACAAATGTTGAGTGGGAAACTTATGACGGTATAAAACCATACAATGGTAATTTATTATACGATGTTGGTAAAATAGCGTTAGCCTCGGCTTTGGTGGTGATATATCCAGCACAAGGTGGAAGGGATGAATATACCACAGCAATAGCAGGGATTTTATGCACACATAGTGATTGGAATGATGAAGAAATTAATCTTTTTATATATAGAATTTGTGAAGCTGCAAACGATGATGAAAGAGAAAAAAGAAAACAAAAGGGAACGTCAGCTAGAAAAACAGAAAGAAAGTTTGGTATAAATAAAATTCACGAAATAACAGGATATTCTCACGGCAGCATTCAAAAATTATTTAATTGGATCGGTTTATTTCAATCCATAACCACACAGATATCAAACGACATGATTGAAAAAATTGTAGAGTTTGGTGCAAACAGATATTACATACATTTGAATGTTCCAGAGCAAGATAAAATCATTAAAAGAATAATCACCGTTCACGGTGAGGACCTAATGAATCAAAAAATATTTTATGATAAAGCCATGCATCAAGCTAAAGCATGGTTGCCTAGACAAAAAGCAAAAGAGTATGAAGATATGATGGCAGCTAAATTTAGTGCTAGAGAATACTCAAAAGATTTTGTCGAGGAAGCTAACGAAGAATTTAAATTTAAAAGAATGTTTTTAGATTACTTAGAAGCTAGAGGTATTTATACTAATAAAGAACAGTTGGCTAAATATGGTGAACCTTATTTTGATAAGAAAAATAATAGAATAGAATTTAAACTAGATGGATTTGAAAGGGAAATGGCTAAACAAAGAATTAATATGGACAGAGTGGATCTAGTTATGAAATGTATTAATGTTTTAAAAGCTAAAAAAAATAGGGGTAAGTGGCAAGGAAAATCTTGTGTATCTTGGTCCATACAAGGAAATAAGAATGAAAGTGATAAGATTATTTGGGAAGGTGAAGCTCTCTCAATTGACCATAGTGAGGAGATAGAAGATGAGTAAACCTTATTGGGTATCAGGTCCACCAGGAACTGGAAAAACTCACATATATATAAAAAAGTTGTATAAAGAACATCTAGATAAAGGGGTTATGTGGAATAGAATAGTTATATTATCTCACACAGTAAATGCGGCAAAGGAAATTTTAAAAGCTATTAAAGAATTACCACAACTAGAAAATATACCTGAAGATTTTTTAGAAGACCAGATATGTACAATACATGCTTATTTTAGAGCAGAAAGTGCAAAAAGGAATAGAAAAAAATACGATAAAATACAGCATGATAAATTTTGCACAGAAAACCCGGTAATGAAAAAATGGACTTTTCATGAAAAAAAATCATGGGATAAACACCCGTTATATTCCTTTGTGTCACAAAAACACGGTAGACAGTGCTCCTCAAGAGAAATGTGGTTACGTAATCAAGGCACATACAAAGAACAGGGTTTTTCTAGTTTAGAAATTTTAAAAGAGTTAGAAAAAAAATATGGTGAACATAGAGAGAAAAATAAAAAAGTTTCTTTTGAAGACATGTTAGATAATTTTATTAGTGACGAAACTAAAATACCAGATGACATAGATGTTTTAATAGTTGATGAAGGTCAAGACTGTAACAAGCCCCAAGTGGAAGCTTTATTAAAAGCTGGGACAAAAGTACCTGAAGGTAATTTTATTTTTGTAGGAGACAGAGATCAAGAAATTTATAATTACTCAGGATCACATACACAATTTTTTATTGAATTAGAAAAAAATTATTTAATTAAAAATTTATCTGAAGGATTAAGATGTGGTAAAACCATTAACATGATATGTAAAAATATTATTAACCCACAAAGAAAAAGATTAAATTTACCAGAAAAAAGTTGGACACCAGCAAATAATGTAATAGGTAAACATTACTGGGTACCAGATATTGATAGACCTAACAAAAATTTAGATATACTTTTAGATAAAATTTTTAACACTAAAGAAACTTTTTTATTTACTTACAGAGGTAATCCAACTGATAAACATATAAGTGAATTTCTTCAAAAATATGGAATAGATTATAGAATAGTATCTAATTATTTTCATGGAAAAAGAATAGATTATGTTTCTAGAGATATTTTACGTTGTTTTAATACTTGGAATAATTTTTACAAAGATACAGTAACTTTAGATCAAATAAAAGAATATTGGCCATACCTTCCAAGTAAGACTTTTAAAGTTCACGGTAAAGGAAATGTTACAAAGGCTTTTAACGATGTTATTAATGGTAGTTATAATATAAAACAATTGTATGAAATGGGTCTAATTGTTGAAGAAGCATTAAAACAAAAAAATTTTATTCAAAGTATTAAAAAAAGTGAAAGACAAAAGCTTGAGCCAAAAGTGCCTTATATAAAAAAAGTTTTAAAAAATCACGGTGTTGAAAAAAGACCAAGGGTAGAGCATGATAATATACATAAAGTTAAAGGTTTAACTTATGACAATATAATTGTTGAATTATCAAATTATAGAATGATTGAAAAAGATGAAAGTGAAAGATTAGTTTACACAGGATATAGTAGAGGAAGAACAGATTGCTGGAGTATAGCAAGTAGAGTTTTTAAAGATACAAATAGAGAAAGTAGTTTAGGAGGAGTTCAACATGACAGAGAGAGAATTTTTTCTCTCCCCTCTTCAAGAGGTGAAGAAAAATTAGAAAAATTTATTAGAGGACTAGATAGAGAAGTTTGGGGAGAACACAGTTATTTTTATGAAAAGGAGGAAAAAGATGACGAACAAAGAAATGTTTAAAGGAGTGGTTTACAAGTCACTAGAAGAGCAGGTTGGTGGAAAACATTACCGCAGCATGAAGATTCAGCCCGCACATTTTATTAATGAAAATAAACTCTTGTTTGCTGAAGGGAATGCTATAAAATATATTTGCAGGCATTCTGTAAAAGGAAAGGAACAAGATATAAGAAAGGCAATACATTATTTAGAAATGATATTAGAGAGAGATTATAATGTGTAATACACCAGAGGATTTAGATCTAAACGATATTAATACGATCGCTATAGATATAGAAACTTACGATCCTAATCTTAAAACTAAAGGGTTGGGTGCTATACGTAAAGATGGTTTCATATGTGGAATAGCTGTTGCTACTAAAAAAGAAACTGCATATTTTCCTTTACGACACTCAGATACTGATACAGAACCTAGCAGAATACAAAATATATGGGATGTTCTTAACCAAAGAATATTTCAAAATGAAAAAATTACCAAAGTATTTCATAACGCAATGTATGATGTTTGTTGGATTAGAGCAGTCACTGGTATGATGATTAAAGGTAGAATTGTTGATACCATGATAGCTGCATCAGTGATAAACGAAAATTTATTTAGATACTCATTGGATGCATTAGCTAAAAAATATCTTGATGACTCTAAATATAAATATGATCTTCAACAAAAAACTTTAGAATGGTCTGGTGGTACAGTCAAAGACCCAATGACTAACATGCATAAACTTCCTGCATCGATTGTAAAAGAATATGCAAAGCAAGATGTTAATTTAACTTTAAGATTATGGAATAAATTTAATAAAAAATTGGACGAAGTATTATACACTAAAGAGGATGGAGAGCAAAAAACTTGTAGAAATATTTTTGAATTAGAAACAAAATTATTTTTGTGTTTAGTTGACATGAAATTTAAAGGAGTTAAAATAGATGTCCTCAAATTAAAAGCTCTTGGTGAAGAATTAAAAATAAAAAAAGATAAAATATTACAAGAAATAAAAGAACAAACAAATTTAGATGTAAAAATTTGGGCAGCCTCCTCTATAAAAGAGTTATTAAAAAATCAAAACATAACAAATTATAAAAAAACTCCTAAATCTGGTATGCCTAGTTTACCAAAAAATTATCTTAAAACTCATGAAAATTCTTTATTAAGAAAAGTAGCTGAGGCTAGAGAATATGATAAAGCTGCAAACACTTTTGTAGATGGCTTATTAGGTTTTGTTTACAAAGGCAGAATACATGCAGACATAAATCAAATTAGAGGAGATGGGGGAGGAACAGTAACAGGTAGATTTTCTATGAGTAATCCAAACTTACAACAGATTCCAGCAAAAGGAGATATTGGTAAAAGAATGCGAGAGGTTTTTATACCAGAATATAAAAGTAAGTGGGCATCATTTGACTATTCACAGCAAGAACCTAGAATTGTAGTGCACTATGCAATAAAATATAAATGTAAAAGAGCAAAAGAATTAAAAAAACAATACGACAAAGGTGCTGCAGATTTTCATCAAATAGTTGCGGACATGGCTAATATTTCTAGGACGCAAGCTAAAACAATTAATTTAGGTCTTTTTTATGGCATGGGTAAAAATAAACTTCAAAATGAATTAGGACTTAAAGCTGAACAGGCTAATAAATTGTTTGAAGATTACCATAAGAAAGTTCCTTTTGTTAAGGATATATCTGAAAAATTTATGCAATTTTCTACTAGAGAAAAATTGGTATACACTTTAGAGGACAGGTTTTGTAGGTTTGATAAGTACGAAACAACATCTAAAAGATGGGATAGAGATAAAAAAGTGTGGGAAGAGAGGGATAGAGAAACAGGAGACTTAGTGCCTGTTAAATTATTAACAAAAAAAGAAGCAGATGCAGAAGCTGCTAAAATATACAATAAAACTCAAACTAAAAAATGGGAGGAACTAACAAAAGAAAAAAGGGAGGACCACTTTACTGAATATTTTGTTCCCGCATTTACATATAAAACTTTAAACAGAATGGTGCAAGGCTCTGCTGCAGACATGACAAAAAAGGCCATGGTGTTATTATTTGAAGAAGGTATTATTCCACATATACAAATACATGATGAGTTATGTTTTTCTATTGAAACAGAGGAGCAAGCTGAAAAAATTAAACACATTATGGAAAATGCAATAAAATTAGAAGTGCCTAATAAGGTAGACTATGAATCTGGACTGAATTGGGGTACAATAAAGTGAGGAAAAATTATGGCTTATTTAAATGCAAACATCCCAGTAGAGTATGCACAAATAAGAAGGGAGTATCTGTATGATCTTAAGAAACATCATGGAGAAGTTGAAGACTGCGTTATCTTTGGTCTTAGCTGTATTACAGGTCGTGCTATTTTATTTCACGCTATCATGGAGAGCGGCGCAATATTTTATCGCCTTCCTATTAGTGCGTTTATTCAACGAGGTTTCAAAGTCGAGGACGTACCAAGAAGACGAC